TTCCCGCTCGCGATCATGGCAAAGGCCATCCCCTTTAACCCCCGCTTGATGTTGTTGAATCCAACCATGATAAAGTCAAAAAGATCAAGGAATATCATCTTGAGCGCGAGGGTATGCACCGTCCAGGCGATGCGAATACCCGTCCACATGGTCATCGTCGCCTTGGCGAGCCAGGTCGCGCCTCGCTGGAGCAGGATGCGAATTTCGGCCCAAAAATAGCTGAATTTGTCGAGAAGCCCATTCGTCGCTTTCATCCAGGCCACTTTGGCTCCAGCCCAGGCGATCTTCATGGCGAGCCCTACGTTATTCCCTTTGAGGGCATCGGACATTCCGGTCCAGATGCCGCTGAGGGTCTCGCGTATCCGGCCGACGAATTCGGAGACGGTCGACCAGGCGCTTCGCATCGCCGTCCTGGCTGTCTCCGAAAAGCGGAACAGGGCCAGCCCGGCCGCACTGACGGCGATCACGGTCAGGCCGAAGGGAGAGATGATCGCGCCGACCAGAGCGGCGATCCCGCCGATGGCCGTCCCGACGATCGAGAGGAGGCCGCCGAGGGCGACGAAGGCGGCACCTCCTGCCGCGACGGCCGCCCCGGCGGCGACGACCCATGTGACCAACTCCTTGTTGGCCCCGATCCATTCGGTGATTGTCCCGAGCCAGCCGGTCGCGATCTCGGTCGCCCTGGACAGAGCGGGCGCGAGGGCTTCGCCGACGGCGATCGCCACCCCCTCAATCGCCGACCACGCTTTGCGGAAAGAGCCGCCGAGGCCGCTGTCCATGATTTTTGCCGTTCGGGCGGCCGTCCCTCCCGCCTTGTCGATCGACGTATTGAGTCGCTCGAAATTAGCGGTCGTCAACTTCGAGCCGCCGGCGATCGCCCGCATGCCGAACAGATCGTTGAAGGTCTTCAGCCGCTGGGCGTTGGGCATCCCCTCGACCGCCTTGCCGACGTCGGCCATGATATCGGCCAGGGGGCGGAGGTTGCCGGCGGCGTCGGTCGTCGCCACGCCCAGGGCGTCGAACTGTTGGATGACCGCCGGGTCGGCCATGCGGTTGAGAATATTTTTCAGCGTCGTCCCCGCCATCGATCCCTTGATGCCGAAGTTGGCCAACGCCCCGACGGCCTTGGCCGTCTGTTCAAGGGACATTCCGGCTTCGGCGGCGACGGGGGCGACATACTTCATCGACTCCCCAATGTCGGTTAGCGTCTGCGCCGAGTTGTTCGCCGTCGCCGTCAGGACGTCCGAGACCCGGCCCATTGCGGACGCTTCAAGGCCGAAAGACCGGAGGGTGTTTGCCGCGATATTTGTCGCCTCCGCCAGCTCCGTGCCGGTTGCCCTCGCGAGGGCCAGGACCGCCGGGGTGGCTTTTGCGATCTGCGACGGCTCGAAACCAGCCCGTCCCAGCTCGACCATCCCGCCCGCGACCTGCGCGGCTGTAAAGGAAGTCGTCCGGCCGAGCAACTTCGCCTGTTCGGTCAGGGCCTTGAACTGGTCGCCCGTCGCACCGGTGACGGCCATGACCGTTCGCATCTGGTCGTCGAAATCGGCGAATATCTTTGTCGCCATCGCCGTCGGGCCGAGAAGGGCGAACGATTTCATCATCGCGCTCTTGCCGATCTGCTGCATTCGCCCGCCCCAGGCCTTGAACTTATGCGAGACGCGGCGCAGCACGAGGGCCGTCTTGTCGACCGCCTCGATCAGGATGAAGGCCTTGCCCATTTTTACTTTGGATGCGCTGGACATTTTTTACCTCGCTCGCTTGAGTGCGCCGCGCCAGAGATGGGGGAATTTATCGTGGGCCTTTTCCAACGCCGGCTGCATGAAGGGGCGGGCCGGGTAGACAACCGACCGCCTCTCCTTGAGGGGGATGAATTTCGGCTTGCCGCCGACCGTCTTCCAGACGCCGGCGGAATTTTTCTTGGCATACTTGCCATGCGTTTTGCGTGAGTGCTTGTGTTTGAAGCCACCCTCTTTGCGCACCAGGCGGACGACCTGGCCCCCATGTTCGTGCAGCTCGGGGGGCTGCAGCTCGCCGCCGCCGCCGAAGCCGACCATCCCGACGATCGCCGAGGTCCCGGCCCGCATCGGGACGCTGAAAATCATTTTGAAAGGGGCCGTCTTTCCCTCGATCCTCGATCGTGGCGGGCGGCCAGGCCCGGACGGCTTGGAGGCCTTTCCCCTGGCCGTCTTTTTCGGGCGGTAGCGGATCGACTCCCGGGCGTTGAGCATGACCTTGAGCCCGGCGAGCTTGAGGGGCTCGGCGTTGATCCGTTTCCAGTTGCGCGTGATGATCGCCCGGTCGAAGGTCTGCATGCGAACTTTTAGTTGCGGGACGATCATCGTTATCCACCTCGGGCGACCACGTTGCCGATGTGTTTGAGCAGGGAAAAATTTTTCGGCGTCACTTTGACGCGGCCACGGTCGGCCGCCTCGTCCGACACGAACGGATGTATCTGCTCGGGGGTGACCAGTTTCGGCTTTTCGTCCGACCCCCAGACGGCGACGAGCGAAAAAATGTTCCGCAGCTCGGCGACGATCGGGGCCGTCCGGTTCCAGGCCATGTTGATCCGCCCTTCCCACAAAATGTAAAACTCACGGAAGGTCAAATCGCGGACCTGGTCCCAGCCGAGGCCCGACTCGCCGATCATTTGCATCAAGCGGACCCAGTCGACGCGGTCCCCTTCTCGATCTCCGCCTTGATCTCCGCCTCCAGGGCGGCCGCTTCCCGGTCGATCGTCGCCATCATCGCCTCCCGTATCCGTGGCGCCATGTCGGTGATCCGTTGCAGGACCCGGGCGTCGGCCTCCTTGTGCGTCGCGAACAGCTCGGCAAAGGCTGTCGCCTGCTCGGGGAAAAAATCGCCCAGTGCCGCCTTGAGCGCCTCCCTTCCGTCAATCAGTGCCTGGCCCCCGATGTTGCGGGCGAAGGCCATCTCGGCCTCCTCATGGGCGGCGGCTGGATCGATCCCCAACTGGGGCTCGATCTGGTCCTCGACCGCGAGAAAGATGAGGGCGAAGATCAACGGCCGGTTGCCCGGCAGCGTCTGCAACAGTTGCTCGGACGGATTGATCAAACTGACCTCGACGTTGGTCAGTTCGGTGAAGTCGGCCCGCTCGACCTTACGGGCGATGTCGAGGGTCAACTCGACGCGCCAGAGGTTGCCGGCCATGTCTCTAAATTCATTCTTTACGGCGGTCTGCTGGTCGCTCACGGCGATCCTCCTTTTCCGCGGCCCGCGACGGGGCCAGGTTGCGGCATTGCAAAATAAAAACCGGTGGCCTCGCGACGCATCCCCACGTCGTCATTGTCAACCATGACTCGCGGGCCACCGGCGATGTTTAGGTTTACCCTCTGAACCAGTTGACGATCGTCGTCACGACCGTGACGGCCAGGGCACCGATCGCACCGGCGGCGGTGGCGATCGAGCCCCATCGCCATTCAAGCTTGGCCACGCGCGGCTTGAGCCCCTTGTAGTTCTCCTTGCCGTATACCTCGGTTTCGAGGGCCTCGGTCCGGCGAACGCAGTGCGGGCAGTTCGTTTTTATTTCGGTGACCGTCACCAAAATCTTGTCGAGTTTGTCTTCGTCACTTGTCACGGCCGGCCCTCCGGCGATTGCTCTGTTTCGTTGATGTCAGCCACGATGGCGAACTGGCCAAGCAACGACAACCCCTGCAGCAGGGCAGGGGGCAGCGTTGCCTTCTCGACAAACGGATCAAGCTGGACGCGGAGCTGGCCCTTTTCGCGAATGTCGCGGATCAGGCCGTGGGCCTGGTCGACCAGGGCGTCGAGTTTTTCCTTGTCGGGCAGCTTGGCCGTCAGTTGGGCCATCTGCTCACGCGTCGCGGCGATTTGTGCCGTGGTCTGCTGCATCTGCTCTCGCATGGCCGCCGCTTGTGCTGCTATTCGTCCCGCCATTGGTCTTTCCTTTCAAAATGACATGTTTCGTTTTGTGCCGGCCTGCTGAAGCAGCTCGGGGAGATCCCAGACGGAATGGACGCCGTCGCGGACCGCGTTGATCTCTTTCTTTAACGCGGCAAGAAAACGTTCAGGGAAAAGTTCCAGGAACTTGACCGCTTCAGCCATGGCCATGTAGTCGCCACTACCAAAGCGGGGCAACTCGCACCGGCGGCGGTAGCGGTCGACCAGTTGCAGCAGTTCGAC